AAATGCGCTCCGCTCCAAGCCAAGCTGAAGTTGAACAAAGGCAGAAAGCCGAAATGATGAAGCAAAAACAAAATACTCTGAATACGCCTCCACCCGCAGGGGTTGTGAGTGCGCAGTCAGAACCTCAAATTAATGAGGAAGATGCTTTTAATCTCGGTTTAATGCGAAACAGAAGATAATGGTTTAATTAAAAACGGAGAAAACATAACATGGCAAGTAATGCAAAAGTATTAGGGTCATCGGGTGTTTTATACACAGACAGACGTGATTTTTATATGCGTCCGAATGTTGTTAAAGAACTCTGGACTGACGTAACGCCTTTTACAACAGTTGTTGCTAACCAGCAAACAATTTCAGGTTTAAAAGACCCTCAGTTCAAGATGTTTGAACATCGCAACCCTTGGCAAAAACAATATGCACAAGCAGATTCTGCTGCAAACAGTCAGGCATTTGCCGCTGATAACGCAGAAGATGACTTAGAAATAAAAGCAAGTTCAATTGTTGGTATGGAAGGTGAAGGTAGTAATACTACTTATAGCAGCCATATCGGACTACAAATTGAAGTATGGGATTCTACTAAAGCCACTAAAAAAGGTGTTCTTTTAATTACTGGTGTTGGAACAAACAAATGGGTTTGTAAAAATATGGGTGATGCAACAGTAACTACCGCAACAGATGACTATTTAATAGTTGTTGGTAATGCATATGGTGAAGGTACTGTAGCTGGAACAGCTTGGAGTGATGAACTAGCAGTAGTTTACAACCAATGTCAGATATTTAAGACTCCTCTACAAATCACTGGTACTCTTTTAGAGGCATCATTAAGAGGTGAATCATCTGAATTGGCTAGACTAAGAGATCAAAAGTCACAAGAACATAAAGTTCAAAAAGAACGTGCATTCTTATTTGGTCGTTCACCAATTAATACATCTGGTGGTTTTGATGATAATTCATTATCTGATACAAATGGTAACATTGTTCGTTCTTGCATGGGAATTATTCCAGCAATTGAAAAACATGGTGCTGCATCAGGTGATGACCAAAACAGATTCACAATCTCAGAAGCAAGTTATTCTTATGATAGCTTTGTAGACGATATGGAAAAAGTGTTTCAATACGTTCCTGAAGCTGGAATGAAACGTGCTTTCTGTGGTATGGGTGCAATGAGTTACTTTTCTAAAATGTCTGGTGCTTCAGGTCTTGCAGGTAATTCTGGTTGGACTGTGAATCTTGGTGACATGAAAAGAGACTCTCTTGGTTTTAACTACAGAGTACTTGAGTCACCTCATGGCGCATTGCAGTTAATTCCAACTCCAGTCTTAAGAGATGTGTACAACAAAACTATGCTTGTAGTTTCAGATGAAAATCTGTTCCATGCACAGTATAGAGCGCCAAAGTTCCAAGCTAACATCTTAACTGATGATGCTTACGATGGTGTTAAAGACCAGTACATGTCTGATGAAGGAATTGGTGTTACACTAATTGAAAGTCACAAGCTATTCAACATTGTAGCGTAAGGGAGGCATATTATGGCTAGACCTTATTTAGGTGGTTCAAGTGCAGGACTTGTTGATGTAACAGCAAGTATTTCACTAGGTAGAGCAGATTCGGGAAAAATATTTTCCCTAAACTCAACAAGTGCATTAACAGTAACCCTACCAACAGATGCTAATAGTGATATTGGTTGTGTATATAGGTTTATTGTACAAACTGCAAACGATAATGCTTACCATATAGATTCAGGAGATAGTGCTGATTCTGGTGGGGATGACTTTGTAGGTGGAGTTATTTTAGCAACAACAACTGCTGGGGATTGCAATTTTATTGCTCCTGCATCTGATGATGCTAGAATTGTACTAGATGCAAATGCTGCCAATACAGGAGGTGAGAAAGGTTCACATATTGAACTTATAAAAATCTCATCTAATGAATGGATGGTAAGTGGTTGTGTTTATTCTGATGATACAGATAGTGACGGTTCAGCAATTTTTGTTGACGTTGATTAACAAGTAACAAATAGAGTGAGGGGCTTTATGCCCCTCCTCTTGTAAGGGAATATTATGGAAAGTAAAAAAATAAAAGAATCAAGAGTAATTACTACTACTGCTAATTTATTGTCAACTGATAGTGAAGATATTATCTTTATGGAAGCTGAATCGGATGATCAAGTTATTTCATTACCAAAAGATTTAATACCAGGCTTGTCTTATACATTTATTCACTCAAATGCATCTGGTGCTTCTACCTGTAGAATAACGCCAACAAATTCAAAAATTATTGGATATGTTAATCAGCATGAAGGTGGAAATGCAGATGCAACAACTGCTGATGGTTTAGTTTCTGTTTTAGATGGCGCTGATGGCAAATACATTCAATTAACTAAAGCAACTGGCCACCAAGGTGATTTTATCAAATTAATTTGCAATGGGAGTGATTGGTATGTTGCTGGTGGATTAGGAATTTTTACTCATGAGTCGTAAAAAGAAAACAGTAAAAAAGAAAGCGGTCAAACCGAGTAAAAAAAAAGACCCAGTTATGGACGCTCTAAGAAAACCTATTAAGATTTAATGGCAACATTTGAAGCACAAGTAGAGGCTCAGACCTCAATAGCAATAACAGGAAGTAGTACACCTACTCAAAATGAATTATCTCAATTTTTAAAAGATGGGGTAATTGATGTTACTGCTAGGACTTTAAAGTCAAATCCGCAAGATTTTCAAGATTTTATTCGTTCTACGGGAGAACAGACTTCAAATGGAAAAGATATTAATGGAGCGCAAGTAATATCTGTAATAAGAGAAGGCAATGCAAATAATAAATGGAAAAATTGCAAACAAGTAGGCGTTGATAAAATATATGCAGTAATTGATCCATCAAGTATTCATTTAGCTACAAATGAAAATCCAAGTTTTATTATTACAGAAAATGGCAAAATAAATGTTTATCCAACACCTGATAGCAGTGGGAATAATGCATTTAATGTATATTATATAAATAATGTTCCTGTTGATAAAGCAGAACAAGCTTTGGTGTATAGCCATAGCGATATTGGGTTCTTTGGAGATGATAAAGTTTATTTAGTTGTAATGTACGCATCTATAAAAACAATAGAGGCAAAGATAGCATCTTATACAATTGATGAAGAGGATATAGAGTTAGTTCAATCATTACAAGCTACTTTAGGAACTTTAAAAGATAATTACGAAAAAGCTTTTATTAGGGGTTAGCATGACACAAAAAAACATGATTGAAATTATACATCAACATCACCCTGAAATGAGTGAAACGCAAATTAGATTATATTTAAATCAAGCATTAAAAGAATTTTGTAGAAAAACAGAAGTATTAAAAACTCAATCAACAGTGACAAGCGTTGCAAATAAACGTTATTACGATTTAGATGGATTTGAAAAAAGATTTATAAAAATAGACAGGGTAGAATTTGATAAAAATGAGATTTCTCAATTATCAGGTAGGCCAGATAAGTACAGTAATTCATAATGGCTAATGTAACAGAAAAAGTATGGTGGGTTGAAACAGAGTCAGAAACCGCTAATGAAGTTAATGACCCTCAATTAGGACTTGCTCAATATTCTAGAATAGATGAAAATGTTACTTATACGCATCTAAGCGAAGGAAAAGAAATAAAAATATATGGTTCTGTTTATGATGAGGACTTTATTCAAGAAGATAATGGGGTTGCTACAACTACACAAGCTACCCCAGGGGATTGGGGAACTCCAGGTGGTGGGAATAATTATAATGTAGCGCCTTATGCTACATCTGGAAGTGGAACTGGTTTACTATGTTCTTATACTGTTGGCTCAGGCAATCCAACATTTACAGTAACTACCCCTGGCTATGGATATGCTGTTGGAGACACAGTTAACTTTAAAGACCCAACATCTAGCGGTAGTGCAATTACACTTACAATATCAACACTAACAATACCTTCAGGGAAAATAGGAATATCAGAATCACCGAATATCCCAGAAGATTTTCACGATGCTTTAACTCATTTTGTAATTATGAAAGGTTATGAAATGAAACCTGAAGCAATACAATTAGCGCAATATTTTGAAAACAAATGGAATATGTGTATAAACGAAGGTAAAGAATACAGCAATACAGATATGCAAGGCTCTACTCCTTCAATTATCCCATATGATTTTTAACCAATATGACCATGAGAATTGTCAAGCTCGGTAAGTCATAAGCAAGGAGAAACAAGATGGCAATTAATACATACACAGTAAATGAAGCTAATAACGTAGGATTAGGACAAGTAGGTTCTGCTGTTTTAGATGATGGTGAATCAGTAGCTAGTATCGGAGATAAAAAGGTAGTAGCAATAACAATGTTTGAGGATTGTACATTTACAACAATGACACAATCATCAGCGGGTATAACTGGTACAGGAACATCTACACATGGCAACTCTTTAACTAGTTCTGATACGATACCTCAAGGGGTCACAATATTTGGTAATTGGAGTGCAGTCACTCTAGCTACTGGTCTTTGTATCTGTTACTTAGGCTAGATCAATGCTTGGACTAGCAGTAAGTGTAGCTAAAGGGGGAGCATCCCTCTTAACATACGTTAAGGACAACCTCAAGTTATACCTCGACTTTAAATCAAATAGGTCAGACACACTTAAGTTTCCATCAGAAGGTTCAACTTTGTTTGATGGCACAAATGATTGTATAGATTGTGGGAATGACTCATCTATACAATTTAGTGGTAGTTTTTCTGTGGGGGCTTGGGTTAGAACAACTGATGCAACAGCAACTAATGAAATTTTAGTATCAAAAGCCAATGATGGTGTTAATCAAGGGTGGATGTTAAAATTAAATAGTAGCAGAAAAGTACAATTTGAAATTTATGTAGGCGGTGTTATACTGACTACAGACCCTGGAGACGCATTAAATGATGGAAATTGGCATCATATTGTAGGTGTTCACGAATCTGGAGTCGGTAATAAACTTTATAAAGATGGTGTTGAGGTTCACAGTAACACAACGGGAACAGATTTAACTGAACATGTACCTAATTTACATATAGGCAACCAAGATTACAGTACTCCAAGAGCTATTAATGCAGACATATGCAATGTATTTGCATATAGCAGAGTCTTATCAGCAGAAGAAGTCCAATCCGTTATGAACAAGAACTATAGTCAGTTAGGCTCTGTAGAAAAAACAAGTTTAGTTATGTGGCAGTCACTTGATAGTAATGCAAGTTCTGGTGTTCATAGTAGTGGGTATGCTAACTCTCATATAGCAGAAACATTAGGTACTGAATTAGTTAAATCAGATTTAGATGAAACTGATTGGACTGTTAGTGGTACAACTCAAGTTACTGAAAACAATGGGGTTTTTACAGTAACAAAAGGGAATAGTCCTTATGGTGCAAAACCACAATTGACAGGAAGTGGTATACTTACTACAAACCTTACTGCGGGTAAATTATATAAAACATCTTGGACATCATATATAACAGGAAGTGGAACTGGAACTATTCCTTTTTCTTTTCATACTAGTCCTTACGATCACCAGCTTCCAGTTATGACGACAACTGCACAAAATTATGAAGTGTATTTTTTAGGTGCATCTGGTAGTGGTCAAATACAATTTAATACACCTGCAAATGTATCTACAGTTATTGTATCAAATCTTTCCGTAAAAGAAGTTACTTCAGTTGGATGGGGAGTTCAAAAATTCCCAGCATCTACAGGAACATCAAGTGCTGATGAATTAGCAACTACCACATCAGTATATGGTGGCAATGCACCAGTTTTACCTCGTGCAATAGACATTGCAGAATCACAAGCAGAGGCGATTGGAAATGGGAGTGCAAGTTTTAATGGTACATCTGATTATATAGTTATACCCCACAATAATTTGTTAAATATGGTATCTTCATTTACTATATCTGCTTGGGTACAAGTAAACTCAACAAGTGGCGTTTATAGAAGAATAATAGGTAAACAAACAAGCGGTACATTGTGTAATTATGGACTTGGACTTCAAAATAGTGATGAGCCTACTACTTTATTTAATAATGGTAATTGGATACAAGATTATCAATCTCCTTTAAGTCAAGATACTTGGCATCATATTGTAGGTGTTTGGAATGATAGTAACAACAGATTAATGTTATATAAAAATGGTATTGAGATTGGTAATGTTGATAAAGGTTCTCAACCTTTATCTACAAACACAAATGACTTAACAATAGGCTCACATAAAGAGACAGGAGGAGAGCATCATTCTGGGAAATTAGCCCATATAGGATTATGGAATGGTGTATTAACTCAAGCACAAATCCAATCTCTTATGGAATCCACTTCCTATTCCAAGATACCCGAAGATGTTAAAAGTACATTGGGTAGTGAGTTGGTAGGTGACCCATCTTTTGATACTGGTGGTGCTGATAATATAACAGGATTAGGCTCATCCGCTGAGGTTACAGGAGGTGCTTTAGTTTTTACAGACCCAACTGATGGAAGTACAGGAAGTACAAATCCTGTTTTTAAAAAAGGTGGTTCAAATATATTGACAAGTGGGAAAATATATAAATTTGTATTTACAATAGCTGATGCACAAGGTTCTGGAGCGAGACTCCAAATTGTTTTTGATGCAAATAGTTCAACAGGAGGCAGTTATTCAGACCATCAAAATTACACCGATGGTACTCATACTCTATATACAATTTCAAATTCAACTAGTGCAGAGTTTAATATTAGTGGAGCATCTCCATCATTTAAAATGACTGATGTATCAATCAAAGAAGTCACTAACGACATCGTAGCGTATTATCCCCTTGATGCTGATAGTTCAGCAAATGGTGTTACTCAAGATGTTACTACAGGAGAAGTATTAGGTACAGAAGTAAACACTCTTGCTAATGCTTTAAGTCCTACTAATGAAACTAATGCTACTACAGGACTTTCATCACTTGATAGCAATATAACTTCAGTTTCAGATGTAACATATTCTGGTAGTTATTCTATAAAATTTGAAACAGATGCAAATGCAGAGTGGATGAGTGCATCAAGTAATTTTACTGTAGAAAATGGAAAACTATATAAATTTTCTATTACTTGGAAAACTGCTTCAAGTAGTCACGCTATGAAACATTTAATTGGAACAAGTAGTGGTAATTCTTCTTATGTAAACATTGAGGGAGTTGCGGGTTCAACGGATTGGGTTACAAGCGATTACTACTTTATTACAACTGCAACAACTTTAAATTTTAAATTTGCTGAATTTACAGGCGATAGCAATATTATTATGTATATAGATAACATTTCTATCAAGAAAGTAACCTCAAACACAGGAGTGCTTAAATAATGGCTACAACAATTAATTCTGGAAGAGGAAGTTCTCCATTACTTACAGCAGATGTGGCTTCAAGAGCCGAGGTATATGGCGGTAGAGGAATAGTATTTGATGGTATTGCTGATTATTTAAGTTTAGGAGACCATTCAATATTTAATCATAGTGGTAATTATTCAATTTCTGTGTGGATTAAAAAAATTGGACAACCAAGTGGTAATCGAGACACAAATGACAATCCAACTATTATTGCTAAAGGAAATGTTTATTTTACATTGTTTGTTAATCATGATGGTATGTTAGGTACATTTTTTTATAATAACTCTGACCCCGCTTCAACTGATTACAATGTAAAAACTGCTGATGGAGTAATAAAATTAAATGTATGGCATCATGTAGTATTGACTTGGAATAGTACATCATCTCAACTATATGTAGATGGGAAGCAAGAGTATTCTGGTAGTTCTACTCCATACAATTTAAATACAGGAGTAAATGGAAAAGAAATAAGAATTGGAGATAAAGAAACACCTTCTTCTGATTCAAGATGGCATGGCAATATGTCTGATATGAAAATTTTTGACTCACATCTTACTGAAGCACAAGTACAAGAACTTTATTTAAAGCCAGAAAATACACCAAGTGCAGTACAATCAAATCTTAAAGCTTGGTATCCAATGTGTGAAGGATTAGCTCAATCTGTAGCATATGATCATAGTGGTAACAATAATCATGCAGTTGAGGGTGGAGGCTCATCGTATGCACTTGCGGTTGCTCAAAATGAACCATTAATACCGCAAATACCTTTGATGAAATACAATCAGAAAATGATATTTGATGGTGTAAATGATTATGTTCAATTACCTATTCCATTAGGCACTACTAAACACGCAATAAGTATTTGGTATTATGCAAAGAATGTAGATGAATATTTTTTTGATTCAAGAGAAAGTAGTACTCACGGCATTGTATTAGGAACACTTGCTAATGGCACATTATGGTATGCAGTTCGTGGTCCAGGTGCTACAAGTGCTTCTTTGGTGACAACTTCTGGTTCATTTAATAAATGGAATCATGTTGTTGCTACTTATAATGGAAGTACTGCACACGTATATATAAATGGTGTTGATGTGACTCCTGTTAATAATTCTTGGTCATGTACAATAGCTCCTACTTCAGTAAATGCAAGACTTGGTTCATTTTCTCAATCAGTAGGCGGTCTTTTTGATGGAGGGATTGATGAAGCAAGTTATTTTAATACTGACTTTAATCAAACTGAAGCACAAGAGCTATATAACAGCGGTGTTGCATTAGATGCTACTACTCATAGTAAGTCTGGAAACTTATTAGGTTACTGGCGTAACGATGGGATTAGTAGTTGGTCTGATAGAAGAGGATGGAGTTATTTAGATTTTGATAGTACAGATTATATTGATTGTGGTACTGCTATAGGAAATTCATTAGGTGATAACTATTCAAATGACTTAACAGTATCATTATGGTTTAAACTTGCAAGTGTAGGAACAAGTAGGGGTCTGTTTAATATTGGTGCATTTGACGGAAGTACGGGTAGTCTTTATTTAGCATATTTTAATTACGGAGCTTTAGCATACAGATTAAAGGATGGTGGTGTTTTATGGACAAAATCAGTAACTGGTTTTACAGATTTAGGATGGAATCATATGGCGGTTGTTTATGATGCAAGTAGTGAAGCAAATTCAAAACTGTACCTAAATGGAAGCTCTGTAGGTGGTGCGGGTGGTAGTGGTACCTTTCCAAGTAGTTTAGATTTTAATGGTTTAAAAACTATTATAGGAGCAGTAGAGTCAAACTCTTGGAATTGGGAAGGCGGTATGAAAAGCGTTGGTTTGTATAATGTTGCTAAATCAGAAGCTGAAATACAAGCAATATATAATGCGGGTATTAATAGTAGCGAAGTATCTAATTCTGGAATTATTAATTATTGGGAATTAGATAATGCTTCAACAGTAAAAGACCTTGTTGGTAGTAGTAATGGTACACCAAGTGGTACACTTGTACTTAACGATGGCAATGATGGCACAGTTGCTGGTACACCAAATTCAATCACAATTCGTGAGGGATTAACCTCTGGAAAAGATGGGTTAAATTTTCCGTTAAAGAACCCAAGTGGCAATGTATTAAGGTTAAATGGTGTTAATGAGTATGTAGAAATAAATGATTCTTCAGTTTGGGATTTTAACATAAATGATTTTAGTGTATCCTATTGGTTTAAAGTAAAAAATATTGATTGGAATTGGGCAATAGGTAGACAAAATAGTAGTGCTAATGAAGATGTATGGAGAGCGGGAATTAATAATAATGGTAAAATTATATTTAGAGACATAGCGGGAAGTGATGATTCAGTTGGTTCAACAACTATATTAGTTGATACTTGGTATCATTTTACAGCAGTAAGAAACAATGGAACTTTAAAAGTTTATCTTAATGAATCAGAAGATGGGACTGTTGCATCAAGTGGAAATCTTGATAGTGATAAGCCAATTAAAATTGGCTCAAGCGGTCATCACACTTCTGATGAATGGGATGGTTTGCTTGATGAAGTTAGAATCTACAATCGAGCATTGTCAACTACTGAAATATCTAAAAACTATAAACACCAAAAAGGTAAACATAAAAATGACTAATACATATTTAATTTTAACTAAAGCTAAATGGGAAAGTAAGCTACCCGCAAAACTAAAGACTGCTGATAGATTGTCTTGGAATGAGTACACTTATAAAGATGTAGAAAAGACTGGCAA